AGTTCTTTTAATTCTGTATGTTTCATTATTCTGATATTTGTCTAATTTTTTGGTCTAGTTTTAATAATCTCTCTTGTATACTATAAATATGACTATTTGTCCTTTTCCAATAAGATTTATTATCTACACCACTTTCGTTTTTAATTTTACCATACCAATTAAGAAATCTTTCCATTTCTTTTAATTGTTTATTGATATTAGATATACCTCTACCTATTTTTGCTTGTGCGGTTGATTCATCTTGTTTTAATGCTAACCATCTATTTTCATTAACAACGGTATATCCAGTTAAATCTGCTTGCTTTTTTCCTTTTTTCTTTTCATCACCTTTACCACTAAATGCAAATGGAGTATTATATCCTTCTACACCACCGGTTGTATTCATTTCATCAATCATTCTTTCTCTAACTATTTTACGAATGATTTCTTTAAGTTTATTGATTTGTTCGGTTTTTTTATCAGGTAATCCTTTATGTTTAGTTGATGCAAAATCTTTAGCATCTTTGTCAGACATTGAATTTGCTGCTTTAGAAACTTCTGGAGATGGAGAATCCATATCACCTTTTTGAGTGGCATGAACCATACCCATAAATTTTTGTTGTGCTTTTGATACTGATGGCATTTGTTTAATTTTATGATAATATTGAACCGGTTCCTGCAGATACTCTAATTGCCGTTGGATAACATGGATAAATTTGTCCAGGTACTAATTGATTTAAATAAATGTCTCCACCACCTTCTAACGATATATTTCCTTGTACTACCGAACCAGATGGAATCATTACACCCCACACTTTTGTATACAATGATGATGTTGATTGGTTTCCTATTTTAGTCCAAACTGATGATGATGTAAAATAATCTATTTTTGAAATTCTATAATTTGTCATTTTTTATTTTTTTAACGATTGTTTTAATTCATTTAATAACTCATACGTCATCATCATTGCTGATAAATGTTGTTCTTTAATCTTTTTAACAGATTTAATTTTTCTAATATTTGCAATTGTTTCTGCTAATTTGATTTTTGTAACTTTGTCAGAAATTTTAGAACCAACTTCTTTTAATCCTTCTACTAATTTGGTTATCTCATTTGAAACATATTCACTTAATTTACCAGTATTATTGATATTATTAATATATTCTCTTAATAAACCTTTTTGGTCATTTGTAAGATTACTATATTTGCTATTAAATGATTCAACTAATAATTTATAAGAAACTGCTCTTAAATCTTCATCTTGTTTTCTATATTCTTCCATAACCATATCTTTAATTTTTACATCTTTATTTTGGATAGAAGAATTGATAATATTTTCTGCAATAGTAAATCTAGATGAAACTACATCGGTTGGGTCATATTGTTCATCATTTGTAACCGTTTCAAATATTTTATAAATACTTGCTAATGTTTTATAGTTAGAAATTGGAGATTTAATAAATTCATCCAAATTATATGTTTCTTTAATTTCCTTTACAAGATTATATTTTTCTTTTGTAAGTTTTGTTTCATCCAATCTTTTACGAGCTTCTAATATTGTATTGATAAATTGTTCAGCTTTACTTTCTGAATTGTATTTTTCGTTAATAAGATATTGATATAATTTTAATTCTTTTGATAATTCTTTTTTTGAATTAAAATGTTCTTTTAATATTTTTTCAGCTATTGATTTGTTAGCAGACATAATTTCCGAAGTAATTTGTCTTACTAATAATTCAAATATAAATCCAGTATTTTTAAACTTTGAATGTTTTATTTTTTTCATCAATTTGTATAATTTGTCAGATATAAATATATTTTTCTATGAGAATACTACTCTTTATCTAAATTCTCTGTTAAAATCTTTTTTTTATTACCATTCATATCTTTAAATATCTCTAAATATGAATTTTTTGGAACATATTTTTTAACAGAACCTTCTTTTGATTTAAGTGTTTTTATTCCCAATGGGTCTCTGCCGTCTGGATGGTCATCGTGTCCATATCTAACAGGGTCTTTTGGTCTACCTATATTATCTTCTTCTAATTCGGTTTTTAATCTATTTAATTCTTCTTCTACATTTGTAGGGCCTTCAGTTCCAGTTTCTTTTGCAGGGTCTACACCTTGTGTTTCAATTGATGTTAAACGGAATTGTTGTTTTGTATCATCCAATACTTGTAATGTTAAATCATCTTGTTCATCTTTAGCTAATCCCATAATAGCCTGATACATCCACTCTTTAGAGAACATTTTAGTTTGTTGCATTGATGTAATCAATTGAACTTTAGAAGTATATAATTCTATTTTTTCTTGTTCATATATTTTTGATGGAATTGTAAGTTCTAATGAAAAATTGGTTAATCTATCATCATCAATACCCTGTGAGTATAAATGGATGATTGCAATCTTTGTTAATTCCGAAATGATAACTCTTTGTATTCTTTCAATTGTTTTTGCAAACCTAACATCCATTGCTGCTAAAGTTGCTTTACCATTTGTATCTTCTTCGTATCCTAAATATGCTTTTGGAATTTGTAATGCTGCCATTAACTTACCTTTTAAGTAATTAAGGTCATCGGTCATATTGTATTCCAATCCTTTTAAAGTATCAATTGAAGTTCCATTATCACTACCACGAACTGGCATATAATAATCTTCAATTAAGTTTTGCATATTATATTTCAAATTATACTCACCCGTTCTCTCATCTATAAATGGAACTTTTTTAGAACCATTGATGATTTTTTGCATGTAATTATCTACTTCATTTGGTGGAATATTACCAACATCCACTTTAAAGATTCTCTTTTCAGGAGCTCTCATTACTCTATGAATTAACATTGCATCTTCCATCAACATTAATTGTTTCCAAACTCTTCTACCACCTTCTAACATTGATTTACCATAAGGTAAAAAGTTAGAATCATTATTTAAACGGAAATGAGCAATTTCATAATTCTCATATTCTTTCTTTGCAGTTTGTCCTACTGCATTGTATGGATTCTGATATGGTGCATAAACAAATTTAACTCTTTGTGGATTTTCTTGGTCAAATCCTTCAATTCTACTCATTTCATAAGTAGACATAGGAAGAACATTGACAATACCAATTCCTTCGGCCATTTCTAATTGTAAATAAAAATCACCATATTTAACCAAATTTCTTGTCCAAGGCCATAAATTAAATTCTACATTAAGAATATCGTAAAATAAGTTTTCTAAAATTTGTTTAATATTATCATCTTCATGATGGATTTTTAAAACATTACCCATCTCATTTCTTGCAGTTGTTTCATCTGCATATGTATTTAATGCAGCATGTAAAATCGGGTCCATATCCATTGAATCATAGTCTCTAAACAAATCAATTCTAACTTGTTGATATGCCATAGAAGATTCAACTTGACCCGTTCCATAATTGGTAACTCTCATTTTCATAAAACGGTCAACTAAGTTAGTGGTCATATTTTGATACTCATCCGTATCTATGACTTTAACACCTTGTTGTGTTTTACGAACAATTGTGCTTGTTGAAAATAATTTTTGTAACCTACCGAATATTGTTTTATCTGCCATTTTAATATAATTCTATTTTTCTAAATATATGGAAAATTTTTTACATTTCCAAATTTACCACTTTCTACAACTCCAATAGTTTGCTTTTGTTCTTGGTCCTGGATTATCACAATTCATTCTTGCTCTAAATGATTTTCTAGCAGCTGGGTTTGATTTTCTAATCTTCATTCCTTTTTGTCCAAAGTTTACTTTAACAACATTTCCTTGTGGATTTTTAACATACACTTTGAATTTTTTAACATCACCCTGCATTGGTTTACCCAACTTAACTTCTCTACCCTGATATTCTGCTTCATGCATACAAGGGCAAGTTGCTTCGTTTAAATCTTTAGAATATGCCCTCATAAAAGAAATAAAATCTTCCATATCCTCATCTTCTACATCATATTCTTCTGGTTCAACTAAACCATAATTAACATCGTCATCACTATTGATATCTTCATTTTTAGGAACACAATTTGGTACTTCTCTGCCATCTTTTTTCTTAGTACCAACCATTTCATATCCTTTCCAACAAGGATTTTCCATTTCTTTTAATGGAATTAAGTTTATTAGTCTCATATTATAATAGTTTCAACATATAAATATATAAAATTTAACGAAGTAACCAAGTTAAGTTTTCAATCTGGCCTTTACCTAAATCCATTTCATACGGATTTTGTTTAAGGTGGTTTGTTGTTATCAACCCTTCGTATTTATTTATTTGAGTTGAGTTCAACATATTCTTTGTTAAATCAATACCTTCTTGCTTTAAACGAAGTGCGGTATTACGAACCCATAGTCCGATTGCCATTGCCATTGTCAAATCATCATTGTATCCTTTCATAGCTTCAGCTCTACCATTATTCCAAATAAATGTAAATAATTCATCTATAAGTCTCTGTGAACGAATTAAGATATCTTTACTTGTCATATAGGTATCTAACGCTGAAATGATGAGTGGTCTAGTTTTGGTTGTGGTAGAAAATCCTGCTACCATTTGTTTTTCATCTCTATAATATTTGTTAGACATTTGTTTTTCAACATCTATATATTTTAAGTCATTACTCATATAGAATAAATTACCATAACCTCTATCAATGACTGCCTGAATAGTTGCCCAACCAACATTTGAATTCTCCACTACTAAAAGTGCATTATTCCATTCAGTTGCAACTGCTACTAAAAAATATCCAAAATCTCTTGTCTCAATTTTTCCTCTATATTCTGCAACTTGTGATGAATCTTCAATATCAATAATTTGGAATGTGGAATAATCAGCTCCATCACCTCTAGCGACATCGGCAACCACCATATACGCTCTATTATAATTTGGATGTTCCCATTTCCAGTAATTGCCGTCAAACCCTGCTCTTTCAATCGGGTCCATAACATATGTGTCTTTATACCACGTTAGTAGTGCCGGTTCAATTACCGTATCACCCGAACCAACAAAGTCACAATCACATTCTTGTGATGCACCTTTTACTCCTAAAATACGGGTTTGCTCATCTCTCCATGCCTGATTTCTTTCTGGATGTACTGTCCAATGTAAATTAATACAATTAAATCCGTTTGCACCACTCTCACCTTCTACCCACATTTTATGGAACCAGTTACCCACACCATTTGGAGTAGATAATACGATTGCATTACCACCTGTTGATAGAGTTGATTGTGCTGATAACCAAATTTCATCAATATCTCTAATGAATGCAGCTTCGTCAACAATTAATAGTGATAGGGCCTCCGAACGACCTGCATCTGGAGAACTTGCGATTGCTTTTACTTGTGAACCATTTTTTAATTTAAGAGAAAGTTTATTATCTTCAACTGATGAACTACCACCATCTCTTAACCAAATAGGAAGCAGGTCGTGCATAACTCTTACCTTCTCTACTAAATTCTTCGCTACAGTCACTTTAGTTGCGATTACCAATGCATTATAATCTTGGTTGAATAACATCTTCCACAAAATAAACCCTGCAGATAAGGTCGATAGACCCAACTGACGTGATTTAAGAATAATGTTAAAACGATTATCTTTAAAATCTGTTAAACATTGTTCCTGGAAAGGATAAAGGTGAAAGGGTATTTTTCCTCTCACCGGGTGTTGAATAACACAATACTTTTTCATAAAGTAAATGGGGTCTAATGCACATTTACGATATTCTTCAGCTATTATTTCTTTTAATGTTTTCTTAGGTTGCCCTTGAACTCCCATTATTTTTTAAATTTAATCTTCCAATACACACCACCACTAATAAAAGGAGATAATACCCCACTAGTTCCATCACTTCCTACTTTATTAGCAACTCCTATACCTAATTGATATATTTTATCTTTTTTAGTTTTAATTAATGCACCTGCACCAATACTTGAAACCACATCTACTTTGTTAAAACCACCTGTAAATCCGTAGTATACTTGAGTTTTAGGCAATTCTTTAACAATTAAAGTTTCTTTAATTTCTCTTTGTTTTACTTTTGCATTAAAAGTTCTACCTAAAATTTTGTTTTTTGAAATTGTATCTATAAGAGAAACTTCACCCAAACTATCAGGTAAATGTAATGTATCTTTGTAGATATATTTTGCTAAATAGTCATGTAATAACGCAACCGTATCTACATCAATTAATTTAATTGCCGTATCATGCAAAATTACTTCATGTACAATATCCGTACCTTTTTTAGTTACTATTTTTGTTTTAACTACTTCAACTGTATCAATTTCGTGTTTAATAAGTTCATATTTTTTACCATCAACTTTTACAATTTCACCGGTTCCTTTTTTGTTTCCACCACATTGTTGGAAAACTACTATTGCAATTAATACTAATAATGCAATGTTTTTAATGTCTAATAATTTTTTCATAATTAATTTTTTATCAATTCTGGATGATTTAATTCTCGTAACTTATTTTCTAATGCTAACTTACGTTCTATCAATGCTTCAATAGCATCGTAAGCACCATCTATATCTTTTTTTAAATCCGTTTTTACTTTTTCAATATCAATATCCCATGTCCATTTTTCAACTCTACCATCTTCGGTAACTTGTTCTATTTGTTGTTTGATACCCAATAAAGCTTCTTCATATTGTGCTTTTGTATCTCTAACAAATCCCAATTTATTAAGAGTTATTTTGTAATCTTCATAAAATGGATATGTACCATCTTCTTGAAGTTTTCTTTCCTGTTTAGCCAAACAAATTATACATAATCCGGTTTTACGAATTAGTTTTTTATCTGCGTAACTATATTTGTCAGTTTTACAATCTACTCCATGGCATGTGTTCATTTTTTGTAAAAATTCTCTAACATCATCCATTTGAGTAACCGATGAAACAAATCCTTCTTTTTGCTCCCACTCTTTTCCATCGTTGTCAGTCCATCTATCTCCTACTTCTCTTTTTTCTTTTACTTCACCATCATAACCAAATACTCTTTGAGTATTATCTTGTCTTCCAAATACCGTATCTATAATTAATTTACGGGATTTGTGAATGTTTTTGTTTTTTTCATCAAAACTTTTTCTTTTTGCCATACTAATCTTCCTTTTTGTAACTGTTTATTATTATAATATATATCAAATTAAGAGTAAAAAATACCAAGTATCTGATTTAGTGGTGCAAATGTACCCGTTAACTTATATGTTTTTCCACCATAAAAGAAAACAATTCCCTCACTTGCTACAATTTTATCTATTCCACCCAATGAATTTAATCTTGATAATTCTTGTTTTAATTTAGATATTTTAGACGGGTCACCACCATTTCTAACTTGAGATGCAACTGATATGAATTTTTGTTTCATTGCTCTAATTGCTTTTTCAGGATGAACTGTTAATACACTACCAACAAATTCTAAAACATCTGCACCTACACCTAAAAATATTTCTTCAAATGGTTTGATATTGTCTTTTTGTTGTTTTGCAACATTTACTTTATCATTTGTAGTTGCCCACTTTTGTAATTCTAAATTTGATATTGTATTTAATCTAAATCCTTTATCACCAAATGCCCATCTTCTAATTAATGCTTCTTTTGTAAGTTTGTCAACCTTAATAGGTGCGTTTGATGTAATCCACCAATCCCACCAACTTTGATGATAATCTGCAACATTGTCCGAATCACTCAATCCAAATTCTGATTGTAATTTTTTAAGTTTTGATAAATATTTACCTTGCTTTCCACTCAAGTCATCTGATTTTGGAATAGATGTAATTGGTGGGCCTTGTATTGTATATTTTGATTGAACATCTGCATTTACTTGTTTAATCATTCCTGCTAAAGTTCCCGCTGCTCCACCATCTGCTCCGGTAGCGGTTCCTTTCTCATCATAACAAACTGTATTATGGAAAACTAATAGAGCTTGTCCATAAGGAATAACATTTACTGATGTGGGCCAAATCACTTCTAAATTCATAAAACACTTACCTTCGTTAAATATCTTTTTTCTCTGTGCTTCTGATAATGAACTAATTGCTGCGGATAAATCTTTCATTGCAAAATTGTATGCATCAGTTAATCCACCTCTACCACCAAATTTTGATGCAACATCTTCAATTCCCATTGCTCCCGCTCCGGCGTTTTGTAAATGTGATTTGTTTCTTGCAGCAATTAATCTACCATTTTTCCAGCTGATTGCCAATGCTTGGCCATCTGTCTTTTCTCTAACTACTCCTAATTCACCTGTTAGTGCACTTGATATAATATTTTTTAAATCACCAAAGGTTAAATCCATATCATCAAATGGATGTGACATATGACCATATGCACCACCTTCTAAAAGTAATCCTTCAGATAAAGTTGGTTGATTATTAAAACCACATTTATGACAAAGATATGGATTTTTTTCACCACCATCATTACCATCGGATTTATCCCAACTCCATCCACATTTTTCACACTCTATGGTATTACCATCAATTACTTCTTTAAGAAAATCGGTTTCTACATATTCAACATCACGAAGATTTTTAATAGAATGTTTAATAGTCCTTTCTTCTCCTTCATCATCTCCAAATATTGCATCTGCTTTTGGAAATTCAGTTTGAGTATATCCACCATTAGTATACCATTCTTCTGATTTATTTACACCATCTTGTCCGTCTAATACTCTTTTTTTACCTTTTGGAACATAACCACCATCTGCTTCTGCATCTCCTTGAGTATTATTACTTACTTCATTTAAATCTGGTTGGATATTTAATTCCTTTTCCATTTGAGTTATATCATCATATCCCATATTACGAAGTGCTTTTGCAACTGCGGTTGGGTTATTTTGATTTGGTTTACCAAAAAGATATGCATTAATTCTTTTTTTAAATACTGAATCTCTGTATAATTTTATAATATTCATAAAATGGACATCTTTATTACCCATTTCATATATATTTTGTCCTTTTTGTCCTAATCTAAATGTTGTTGCTTTCTTACCATTAATTGTTGGCATTCCGTAGTCATCTTTTCCAATATCTTTTACAACAACTCTTTTGTTCTTAAATTTTCCCATCAAAACAGTATCACCCTTATCAACATCTATATTAATACTTTCATTATAAATTTGTTTATTTATTTTACCATATTCTCTCATTAAGATACCGGCAACTGCATGAGCTTGGTTTTCAATTGGAGAACCTGTTGCACCATCTTTTACTTCATCTTTTACCAAACCCATCTCATCTTGCTTTCTATGAACCATCTCATGTGCAATAGTTCTAAGAATATCTGCACCCAATCTTCCTTCGATTGCTACATATATTTCTTTTGA